AAGTGATCGACGTGGACGAATATAATACTAGTAAAAGATACTGCGAGTGTTGGTCCGAAATGATCAAGATGAAACACGACGACGTTTCGACGTATAGCGTTCTCCGTTGCGAAAACAACGAGTGCGGAATAGTTATAGATCGAGACGTCAACGCGAGTAAAAATATTCGTCTACTTTTACGATGTCGACTCGGCTTAGAAGAAAAACCCGTCGAGTTCGAAAGACCGAAAACATTTCTCCCAAAAACGGAGAAAACTCGTGAAATACGAGATTAACTTTATTACTTCAGAACATTCGCGATTTACTGCTCTTGGTCTGGTAAGTAAAGGGTTAACCCTTTACTTACCAGACCAAGAGCAGTAAATCGTTCGGCGTCGTCCATCAGGAGGTTTCTTTATTTTATATACGCCTTATAAAGCTTTATATATAAAATGGGATAAAATGTTCTGGTAATTAAAGGGTTAATAATGGAACGTATTAACGTTAAAAGTGACGCTTTAGCCGCTGACGCTTTAGCCGCTGACGTTTGTCCGATATGTTACGAAGAAATTAAATACGTCTTCGTAACGGAATGTAATCATAAATTTTGTAAGGAATGTATCAACGAATGGGTTAAAATTAAACCTACGTGTCCTTATTGTAATCGATCGTTCCGTAATCTTAACGCGTTCATTTTTTACGATGAACTAGAAATTTATACGCATCGATATGATTTAATAGAAAATATTTTAAAAGATGTAAAAAATTTATTTCTTAATAGGTATTTATATTCCAGCGCGGAATTTAAGGATGTAATGGCTAAAACCAAAAGCGAAATGGCGTACATTGTATACATTGTAAATAAACGTCCGTATGGTGGCGCGTGGTAAAATAATTGAAAATTATATTAATAAATTCATGAATTTATTAATATAATGACATCGTGTACTGATGATTTTGAGATTAATATTTGCCCTATATGTCATGAAGAAATAAAAGATGAGTACGTAACTGAGTGCAATCATAAATTTTGCAAAGTATGTATTACGAAATGGGCTAAAATTAAACCTCTGTGTCCGTATTGTAAAACGGGACTTTTAAAGATTATTTTTGAAAACGACGACCTGATCTACGCGTATCACGATATATTATTAGAATTAACGAGCGCAAGTAGGGTTAAGTTATTTTTGAATAGACTTAATCACAGTTTGATACATTTTCATAACGAATCAGAAAAACTTAATCGCATGTTAGATTCTATTTTACGAGTTTTAAATGAGAAATCGTTAGATCGGTAAATTTCGTATTTAAATAAAATATGAAATATATAAAGATTTACGAATTTAGTATCAAATAATGATACCACGCGTAATATATGATACAGAAAATATCATCGAAGTTTCTCCCACGTGTAAAAAAAGAAATTGCGATAATGTCGCAAACGCTTTAGCCGCTGACGTTTGTCTTATATGTCAAGATGACATCAAAAACGAATACGTGGCTGTATGTCATCATAAATTCTGCAAAGAATGTACTAACGAATGGTTTAAAATTAGTAGACTGTGTCCGTATTGTAGGAAACCAAATATTTGGCCGATGATGAATTTAGAAACGTTTATCGAATTGGAAAGATATATGGGTTATAATTGAATTTTACGCGTGAATGTCAAATATGTTATACGTAATAACCGATGAAGATAATCAGACAAACGCTTTAGCCGCTGACGCTTTAGCCGCTGATGTTTGTCCCATATGTCAAGATGCCATTAAAGACGAATACGTAACGGAATGTAATCACAAATTTTGTGATACGTGTATTACGGCGTGGTTTAAGCTTCATAATTCGTGTCCGTATTGTAGGAAACAATTTTATGATATATCTTTCGTAAACGTTATAAATCAACAATTAATTTATGAAGTTAGGCACCAATTATTAGCAAAATTTAATTCGGAACTATCTATTCTATTAGAAAATAGATTTATTTACGATGAAGTTGATTATAATATACAAATGCTTCAAATTCATAACAAATTACAAAAATTGCTACGATTAATCGCATTGTACGAGTAACTTCTTCAACCGCATAACGAACCCATATATTGCGTAGAACAATTTTCCGCACCATAACCGTATGCCTGTCCTATTGAAAAATAAGGACCGCATTGAGCACCACCCCCGTGCGTTAACGTGTCATAACCCGGTGCGGAATACGTCGGAACTACGTAATAACCCGCGACCGTCGTCATCGGGATAGGAGGTCTAATTCCTCGGTAACCTGAAACGTAAGTTCCTAATTTCGCGTAGTTACATCCGCATCCCGCGCTAAAATTTTTATAGTCGTTATTATTAAAGATTTGACCAGACATTTTATAGTATATAAATTATATTATTTCAAAAAGCCAAAAGTTGAATTATAAATATTAAGTAATATTTATAATTTTGAAAATGTTATCGAGTTTTCCAATAGTTCACGAAAAAGATTTGATGATTTTCGATAGATCGAGATCAATAGCGATAGCGTGTATGTGGTCTTTACAAGATAAAATAAAGGAAGAATTAACTACCGAATCGTTAACTCGTATAAATTTAATTGGTAATACTTATAGTATTAATGCTCCGAAAGGTATAATTACCAACTTGTGCGCTAACGGTAATATACGACATTTAATCATTACGGGCGACGTGTTGTGTTATCAATCTATAGTTGATAACATGATAGAAATATTTTGTACGGATCTTATTTTACCTTATATGGATATATATCGAGCTTATTTGTCACGTGTGAGAGAACAAATATTAACTTGTCAATACGTTAACGCGGAAGATTTAAATAAATACGTAGAATGCATCGTCGCTAAACGAAAAATTTACGATTTACGTTTCGATGACAAAACGATACGGTATTTTGAAAATGAAGTTATTCCGTTTACTATGTCAGCGATAAATGTAAAAGACGTTATAATGAAAGTAGTTCCATCGGAAGAATATCCTACTAATATATCGGGTTACTCTGTTCACTGTTACGACGGAGACTTATTTAATACTTTTTTAGATACGTGCCAATTAATTAATACGCGAGGTTATATAATTTCTGACACGAGAGAAATTAGTAATTTATCTATAGTTTGTCATTCCATCGACGAGAATTCGTTAACTAAATTTCCACACCTTACTCCGGAATTAATTACTCAATATCAAACGAATATATTATGCAAAGATTGTCCTCCCAATTTATCTTATACGTACGGATCATTAATAAATAAATATATCGACGCGATAACCGAGCAATTAATCAACGACAAATTTACTAGGAGATGTTTCGTTCCGATATTTCGCGAGGAACATACTTCAAACGAACAGCCCCCGTGCGCCGTATTCTTATTTTTTAGAATAGTTAAAAATAAATTAAATTTAACCGTATCTTTTAGAAGTAATGATATGTTTAAAGCGTGGATATTAAACGTAATCGCTTTCAGAACGTTTCAAAAAAAAATATGCGAACTGGTTAACGTCCCAATAGGAATATTGACGACGCACGGTTGTTCTTCTCACATATATAACGCCGATTTAATTAATTTAAAATGTTTACTGAAGGATTACGTGAAAAAAAGTATAATTCCTGAACCAGAGGGATATTATTTAGTTGACAAATTGGATGATACGGATACGGAAATTAGAGTTAGATTATTTACGAATGATCACGGTTTCGTGAAAGAATGGAAAAATTGGGATTACGAATCGTTAATAGAAGAAGTTTCGTCGTACATCAATAATCCTCAGCACGCGGCGTACGTCGCGAAAGAAATTACGAAAATACATTATACGAAAAATATAGTTTAAATTTGAAATAAATTTTACAATTACCATTCGAATATTTAAATGTCTAAACCGATTATGAAAGTAAAACCGATGTACGACGTGGTTAAATTGTACGTATATTTAAATAATGAACCATCTCATCGATGTATTATTTTATCGTTTGAACTTCATGAAAATTGTATATTAATAACGCAATTTTATATCTCGAGATATCAAATACCAAATTTTCTAGAAGAATTTTTTTTATCGTTTAAAATTAAGGATACGGACGTACTCGTAGTAAAAAATTTGCTTTTAACGAATCGTACGGTTATTAGCGATTTTACGAATAAACGAGATGATTCCTACTTAATAAAAAACATAAATCTTATTATAAATAAAGTATTTTCAAATATGTATTAAAATAATGGAAAAAAAATCTATTACATTTATCTATTGCGGAAGTATACCAAATTGTTACGCGATGTATCGATTGTTGAACGTTACACCGGATATATATACTTTTCAAGAATCTGGTAAGGGACCCCAACATCTCAATCAAAAATTTATAGCGGTGAGGAAAATAACTCCGGAAATGAACCAAATTTTAACGGATCACGGATTGTTAAATCGATTATTATATTTTGAAAGGAAGCCGCGTAACGATGAACTCGACGTTATACACGAGTTCGATAACGTTACGGGTCTATTCGCCGCGGAAGTATATAACGCTCGTAAAACTTTTAAAGGAAGTCAAGTTACAGCGGCCTATTTTCAAAGTTTAACTTCTACTAATCGATACGTTAAATATTTAGAACAATATGAAAATAATACGTACTTAATATTACTTACGGAATATTTATTATTTACATCCGGATATACAGCATTAATATCTTATATTACTAGTTGTTCACCATTTCGAAGGTTATTATTAACCGAATCGATTCAAGATATAGCGATAAATCATCTTGGAGTAATTGGTTTATTAGAATGTTTACCCTAAATACATAAGTAAATATATTATTAATACGTTATAAAACCATGGAAAAAAAATCTATTACATTTATCTATTGCGGAAATAGAAGCGGTTGTTATGAGATGTATCAACTTTTAAATATTACACCGCAATATTATAATAATCAAAGTATGAACAATGGCCCTCCCCATCTCAATCAAAAATTTATAGCGGTGAGAAAAATAACTCCGGAAATGAGACAAATATTATCCGACAACGACCTTTTGCATAGATTATTGTATTACGAAAGAATGCCGCGTAACGATGAATACGACGTCGTTCACGAATTTGAAAACGTCGACGACGACTTTATGCACGACCTATACTATGTAACTAAAACTTTTAAAGGAAGTGAAATTGTACGACAATATTTTGAAGAGGTGCCTGGGCATAAATACTCTGATTATTTAGAAAGATACGAAGAGAACATGTACTTAATATTACTTACGGAATATTTATTATTTACATCAGGATATACAGCGTTAATATCGCGTATTACTAATAGTTCATTCCTAGGATTATTATTAACCGAATCGATTCAAGATATAGCGATAGATCATCTTGACATAGTTAATTTATTACATTGTTTACCCGAAATATAAAATTGAATGCGTATTATTAATTTATATAAATTAATAATATTATGTCTATCAGAAAGAAGAAAAATTTGTTATCCGACGTAATCGAAGAGCTTCGGACGGAAGAAACTGAAAACGAACGAAAAGGAAAGAAAAAAATTAGGATAACGAAAAATCATCATCAAAGATCTCGACGAATGTTACGCGCGCGAATAATAAAAGATTATACGGAAATAATTGAAGACGTTCCGCTATTAAGATCACCGATAACACGCGTCCCAGTACGCGTTGACACCGATAAAACGAAATCGAAGAACACGCGAATTCAAAAAAATGATAAAATAATTTTCAAATGTAATAAAAATATGGCTCAAAAATCTATTATTTTTGTATACTGCGGAGACGAAGACGGACCGGATTGGAAAGCTACGTATAGATTATTAAACATTCCTCCCATAATGTACGTTCCCGTGGAAATAACCGCGAAAAATGTTGCGCCTTGGGATGAATATTATAATTATAACCCTCAGTATCTTAATAGACGATATATAGCCGTTAGAAATGTAACGTCGCAGATGAGACAAATTTTAACGGATAATCGATTATTATATTTGGAAAACGGAGAAGTACGAGGATTGGAAGTATTTACTCCAAGAGAAGTAAAAGGTGCACTCATGGGTCTCGGTATGTATTTTGATGGAAGTATGATTTCACACCAATATATCTGCGGAAAAAAAGAGACAAACGCGTATAAATGTCGATACGAAGATCCGATTAACATGTATAAAATATTACTTACGGAATATTTATTATTTACATCTGGTTTGACGGAATTAATAGATCTAATTATAAATTCTTCCATTCGACAATTATTATTATTTGAGTCAATTCAAGATATAGTTATAGACTACATTTCTATAGATAATCTATTACAGTGTTTACCGAATGATTGGCTTTAGGGGTTAACTAAAGTATTTATCCCATTTTATATATAAAGCTTTGTAAGGCGTATATAAAATGAAGAAAACTCGTGAAATACGATGTTAACTTTATCACTACAGAGCATTCGCTATTTACTGCTCTTGGTCTGGTGAGTAAAGGGTTAATTATTCATAGAATATCGAAGTAGGAAAAATAAAATAATAGCTACGCATACTAAAAATATTGAAAGTAGAGAATATTTTATCCACTTCGGTACGACGGGTTTCACCGGAACGTTATCTTCTTTTACAAAATTACAATTAATATTGTTACTAACCGAATCAATATCTACTTTTTGAGCATCAGATATTTGAATTATCTGTTGGCAAATATTTACGGGGCAATGATCATTCGCATCTTCGGTCTTTGTTGGAACTAAATAAAGGGATTCGGCATTAGCGCACGGAATAAACCAACATTTATCAGGAAATGGTGCAACGGCTTTAGCTCTCATATATTCTTTATCTGTAGATCTGTTAATGCATCGACAGTCCAACGAATTATGATGTATGCAATAATTTTCCATGGCAGCATCTTGTTTTCTTAACGATAAAGTAGATAACCAATCTCTACATAAATCTCCATCTTGATTTATAGATCTATATCTCGAACAACTATTAACATCGTCCGTACAAGTCGTTACTTCCGCGTCGCAAAATTGAGAATACGCCGTATTGGTATAATCGTTGCTGAATTGTTCTCTATATTTGACTAATTGATCGGGTTGATCTATCATAGTTAAATCGTATACGCATTTTAAATTAGGCACGACTATATCCCACTCGCAAGAAATCAAAGGATCACGCCCTTGAGAATTTAATCCTATGAAACATTCATTTCTGTCAGGCGCTCCGCATTGATGTTGCGGTTTACATCCTAAACAACAATCGACGGATCCTACGATGGGATCTCTCACACCGTTTCGAATTTTACACTGTTCAACTGGAGCGCATGACCAAAAACATTCTCCACAACTCGCAGAGTCGTAAACGTGCTCACGAGTAGTTTGTTTTTTCCTAGCAATCAATAAATTAGAACTCATCGTTTTTAAATTGATGAATTAAAATGGGATCTTCTGTTTCTAGTAACGTGTTGAAGGTTGTTACAAATGCTCTGGCTAAAATATCATCTGAAATTATTCAGAATACCGCGCTTTCATCTGATTCTAGTCAAATTATTAGTGTAGCAGACGTAAAAGGAGACGTAATTATCAGCGGTAATGTATTTACGCAAGTGGCAACTATTAATACTACAGCGCTATTTACTGCATTAGCTCAAGAATCTATGCAACAAAAATTAGCGATGGAAATTGCGCAGGAAGCTAAAGCGTTAACATCGGGATTAAACGTCGCTCAATTCGCGTACGCTTCCAATAATATCGACGTTTTAATTTCCGCCAGCATTTCCATTACGTCCACAATTTCTCAAACGTGTTCGACATTACACAGTAATCAGCAATCTATTTACGTAACAACGGCATCTGGATCCGTAACCATCGAAAATAACGTATTTAATCAAGTTGCTAATATATTTCAAACCTGTCTACAAAAAGCCGTAAATGATTCTAAATCATTGCAAGAAATAGATACAAAATTAAACCAATTATCTTCCGCGACATCGCAAGGATTAAGTATGTGGGATTTTCTCGCGTTAGGCGTAATTATAATTGGCTCAGGCGTAGCATTTACGACAACGTTAACTAAATTTTTATTTCCAATATTAATCGGCGTTGGCATCGCGTTTATCGTCGCGTATTATCGATATACTACGGAAGAAATATCGATAGTTGGATATTCTTCATTATTTTTAAATAATGCTTCGTGCTCGTCAACTTCGATCGAAAAAGGAAAATATAAATCCGTAGAAGAAGCGTCGGAAAAATGTCTCGAAAATAAAAATTTCGTCGCGTTCGATTGGGAATCATCCGGTAATACGATTTTTTATTCAAAAGTTAATCCGGAATGTCAACAATCATTAAAACAAGATTCAGTTACGTTATTACGACCTGCCGTCGTATTTCAGGGTATTGGTCCGCCTAAAAATGTTCCTAAATCGCAAAATTTAGACGCTTACGTCGACACGGTAACTACGAAATGGTATCAATATACGGGTAATACGTGGTTATTTATGAAACAATTATTGGTGGAAAATTTTAATACTATAGTCATATCCGGAAAATTACCAATTAGCGATAAAACGAGTCATAAAGAAAACGATTATTACATACATATCGTACCCGAACTACCCGTGAGTTTTGATATTTACGAATATAACGTAACGAATAAAACTTGGGATCATTTTCAAAAATTGAAAGGACCCGGATTAGTACCGAATGTAAATAAAAAAATAAACGCGTCGGGATTTAAAATTAAAAAAAGAAATGAAAAATATTTATACATCGGAATCGGATTAATTATTATTGGATTTATATTTACGTCGTTTACGAAAACTAAAACAAATTGAATTATATTTAAAAATTTTTAAATATAATTTAAAATGGCTATATCTGGAACTGGTATTATGATGTTAATTTCGTTAACGAAATCTCATTCGCACGATAATAAGAAATATTCCTGATGTTTTTAAACGTATTAAAAATCGGATAAGAAAATTGTTGAAATTGAAAAATTGAATTAAAATATTTTAATTAATTTAAAAATTGTTTAAATAATGAACTCGAATAATAAAACGATAGGAATGGTTGACGTCGATGAAAACGGTGTAGCTATAATGAGCTCGCAAGAATATTTAAAACATCCATCTTCAGGAGATATGAATTGTAGGGGATTAGTTCACGTTGACGATGAAATATTTTTCCCTTCATTTCCTTTTCCCGTGGAATATACGAATGAAACTATAAAGTGTGCCATTGATATTCCATTGAAGAAATGTAAAGCTTTCAAGTGCGTAGAAGGTACGCTGATCCGCGTGTTTTACGCGAAGTCTAAATGGTACACGTGTACTACTAGAAAATTAAACGCGTTCGAATGTAAATGGGCTGCGCAAATTACGACTTTTGGAGAAACATTCGCAAAGGGTATGAAATATATCCTGGCATCAGAAGTTGAAAACCCCCTCGACACGTCGGATAAAGATTATTTAGAATATATTTACGAAACGTATTTTGATAAAACTAAAAAATACGCCTTTATCATGAGATCAACGCAAGAAGAAAGAATAGTTTGTAAACCGTACGTATTTGGCGAAGAATTTGACGAAGAAGACGAATCACCGATTGCGCTCGTTGGCGTTTTCGATGAGAATAATACGGTGGATTTTAATTACGAACTTAAAATAGAGTCCATGGTTTTTCCAAAACCAGAAGAACTCGATTCGGAAGAATTTGAAACCGTTGAAAAATTATCCGAATACGTTTTCAACGATATAAATTGGGCGGAACATCAAGGCGTCATCGCGTTTTATCAAAATGGGCGCGAATTGAAATCGTGGAAAATAGTGCCGGTAGAATACGCCCAAAGATTTGAAATTAGAAATAACGTTCCAAGTTTGCGTTTTCGATATTTGCAATTGAGAAATTTCAGACGTAATCATCCTGCAAAAATGGAACTTTTTTTAATCATGTATCCGGAATTTGATCACGAACAAATGGAAACGAGTATTTATAATTTGTGTTTATATTTACACGATCTTTATATGAAAAAATATATACAAAAAACATTGACAATTCCTTTGTCTGATGATGAAAGTAAAATATTGGCGATTATTCACGGTATATACAAACAAGATACGTTCGTAATAACGACGCCTGAGAAAATTAATAACATTTTAGCATTTGGCTCCCCGACGACTTTAAATCATCTTTTGAAAGAGCGCGCGTTCAAGGAAAAAAAACCGATTAATAATTAAAATCGCTACGCGGTATTATAATAATTTGAAGAAATGTTTAAATTCGTAATCGTTACGAATTTTTAGCTAAATTTGAATTAATAATTTAAATACATTAAATTATTAATTCCATGTCAGAGAAAGTGAGAAAAAATCCATTCGTCATTAAAGAAATGGATAATTTATCCGAAGATTTATGCGTGATAGCGATTACGTCGAATCCGTTAGTAATTCAATACGTACCGACGGATTTAATTAATTACGAAATGTGCGTTTTAGCGGCGGTAGGTAATTGTACGTTTAGATTTATTCCGAAAGAAAAATTAAATTATAAATTATGTTTAATCGGAATTACGAATGATCCGATTAATATTAAACACGTTCCAAAAGAATTATTAACCCTTTAATTACCAGCGCATTTTATCCCATTTTATATATAAAGCTTTATAAGGCATATATAAAATGAAGAAACCTCCCGACGAACTATTTTTTACTTCCGTAAAGACGACGCTGAATAGTTTTTGTAGAAACGATACGATCAAAGATAAGATTCGAAATCACGTCGAAAATTGTAGTAGACT